GCCCTGCTCCTCCTCGGACAGCCCCAGGGAGGGCAGTGTCGGAATGGCGGCAGTCGGAGCCATGAACAGCGGGCTGAGGGCGTTACCGTCCACCGGGCACCCCCTCTCAGTCCAGCAGGATCGCGCGCCCTCTGCCGGGCGTGCCTTGCTTGGTGCTCAGCAGGTAGATCCTGCGGAGCATCCGGCCGCCGATGAGGCAGACGGCCAGGTCGATCTTGTGACGGCTGGAGCGGTTCTCTTTCCTCACGCTGATACCGAACTTGCCCGGCGCGAGCTTCGCGTTGACCATGTGCTCGCGCAGCCACGCCGACTCGGTGAACGTCACCACCCCGCCCGCGAGCTCGCCAGCCACCTGCTCGCACGCCGGCACGAACAGCGCCTGGTTGATGCCCAACGCCATGTCGAACGCGACCGCATGGGTGCGGGGCCCGGTCTTCACCGGCCAGCACGCCAGGTGCTTGCCGTACCGCTTCGACCACTCGTCGCACAGCGGCCACCAGAACCGGGAGTCGCCCTCGGTGTCGTCGTCCTTGGCGTGGGACGGGTCGAACCAGAACGCCCGGACCTTGAACAGGCCGAACGCCTCAGTCACCGCGAGGTTGAAGGCGTCCCGGTCAACGATCTGCCCGGCCTTGGGCTGCTGGACGTGCAGCACCTGCGTGTGACCGTCGCTGATCCGCGTCGCCACCAGCCCGGTCGCATCACCAGACTTGGAACCGTCCCCGAATAGGACGACAGCCTCACCGGCTGCGATCCGCTCAGGACGTGAGGCCCTGAGCACGTCGTTCGGGTCAGCCCACGCGTCCTCGGCTGCGGAGACCTGGTTGAACCACTTGCGCCGCGACTCGGACGCCGAGTTCATCGGGTTGAGGACGCTCGCCAGGATCCGCTTCGTCGACAGCCACACCGAGTCGCCCCGGATCGACTCCACCACGCCCGGGACGGCCTCGACAGTCAACGGCGCCTCAGGCGGGGCCTCCAGCGAGTCGTACAGCTGACCGAAGTCCAACGATTTGGGCCGCTGGCAGTTGATGCACTCGGGCCAGTCCGTCGAGCCCGCATGAACCTCGCAGCGGGTGCCCTGCGTGGCCTCGAACGCCTCTCGCGCCTTCTGCCCGACAGAATCCTCGCCGGGCCGGTAGGCGTTGCAGATGTCGAGGATGCGCGCCGCACCAGCAGGACTCTTCGCCGCGTTCCCCTCGATCGCACCGGCCATGTCGTGGCCACCGTTGGACGAGTTCCAGTTCTGCGTCTCCACACGGATGATCCGCGTCGGACGCCCACCCTCGATCGTCAGCGCATTCGACGTCACAGCCTCAATCTGCGCCGTGTCGCCACGGGCCCACACGTTCAACTTGCCGATCTGGATGCCGTACTTCTTGCGCGTCTCAGACGGGATCAGCGACGGGAACAGCTTCATGGTCGTCTGTGTCTGCTGCTGCGCCACGGCGACAACCTGAACCCACGCGTTCTCCTGCTGGCGACCGACCGGGACGTCACCGCGCCAGTGATCGAACACCGCGTCCTCGGAGCAGATGTCCGTCGCGGAGACGCACGCACCGACTGGGTCCTTGCCCCAGCCCTTGAGCCGCTGCAGCACCGACGTCGAGTACAAGAACTCACCCGTGTCCGGGTCCAGCGCGTCAGCCCAGAGGATGAACCGCGCCTGCTCCAGGGTGTACGTCCACGGGCCACCCTTCGGCGCCGACAGGTTCAGCCCGACCCATGCCAGGTTGCGCCACCCCAGTGTCACCGCTGGCAGCACCCAGCCGTTGTCGTACTGCCACGTCGGGCCGATCTTGACCGGCTCCCACGCCAGGCCCACGGGCGGCGTCGCACGCTCTATCTGATCCTCATACCAGCCGATGATCTCGCGGTAGTCGGAGTCAGCAGTGCGGGTCTGGGAGGCGGCGAGGCTACGCGCCACGCTGCTGCCACTTGGTGACCGCGGCGCTGCGGTGCTGGTTCGTCGCGGGCACCTCGTCACCGTCAGGCAACTTCAACTGGCGCAACAGGACTGCCATCGCCGCTTGCTGCGCCCGCATTTCACCGATCAACGGGTGGATGATCTTCTGACCCATGCTGCCCTTGGTCTCCGTTGGGCAACCGGCTTCGATCCACGCCAGGCGCAGCATCACGATCATGTCGGCAGCCCAGCAAGCGCCCTCAAGATTCGTGAGCTCGTCCGGGCGTAGCTTGTACGAACCGGAGATCGAGGACCACTGAGCCTTGCCGGCCTTGCCGAGCCCGACGGGTGCCTTCGGTGCAGCCATGGTGACCTCCAGGGTCGGTGCGCGCCACCAGGGCGCGATCAAGCGGACGAGCGGTAGTCGGGAAGCGGCCGGAAAAATGGCCGGACAGCGCACGCTGGATCTGGAGCGCTAACCGCGTCGCGCACCACCCTTTGGTGAGGGGGTCACCCCCCAGGGGGTCTGCATTGCCGCGACGGGGTGGGTTGGAATGCGATGGAATGGATTAGATCAACCCGGGGTGTCGTTCGGCTGGTCGCCGAGCACGAGCGGCGTACCTCGTGCTGCCACGCCCCGCCTCTGCCTTGCTCTTGTCTGTGTGACAGTCACGTCCACACGTAGGGCACGCACTGCCATGAGCAGGAGCGAGGTTCGATGCGTCATGCACCGACAGTGTTGGGTGCGTCCACTCTGCCCAAGGGATGATGTGATCCACATCGTGTGCGTCATCGTGCCCGCATAGGTGGCAGATGCCAGCGTGTGCAGCGATGATGCGTGCTGCCTTGTGAGGGTCGACATACTCAGAGGATGGGCGTCTCTTCTGATCCCACGCCATGGGTCACCTTGTCTGTGCTGGCACTACGCGTCGAGCCCTGCGCTTACCAGGCTCGGCGACGTGTGCCCCGCGCTGTCGTGTGGCTCATCCGGGTCATCGCTGAGTGTGGGTCCGGGGGTTCAGCACGACAGAACGGGAGTGGTCGCGGTGTCGGTCTCAACCCGACCCGCTGTCTGTGGTGTCCTCACGATTAGGACATTCGTACGTGGTGCCATCCCTGGGATTCGAACCCAGACTGAGCGCTTCTTGAGGGCGCTGCCTCTGCCGTTGGGCTAGGAAGGCGTGCCGTGAGCAGGCCGGGACGACTTGTCCCACCCGAAGGCCGATACGTCCGTGCACCAAGGCATAGTGATGACGGCCTGCTCGCGCGCTGTTCTGTTGTCCGCCGACTGAGTGTCGCGCGGGGTATGACGAAGGCCGGGGAGCGATGCTCGACCGGGCCTGTCTGAGGGTGCACTCCTCCTCACGCAGGTAACAGGATTCCACATCACGGCGTGTTTGTCTATGCGGACACATCGACATCGCCTCGCACGTCCTCGACGTAGTACCTCACGTCCGCGCCTGTCCCGATGCGACGCCACTTCTGGCGCGAGGCACGCATCTTGATCGCGGACACCGTCGTGCCGGCCATCTTCGCGGCGTGCTCCACGGTCACGTACTGCAGGCGCGCTCTCGGCCACGCCGACCAGACGACGAACAGCACCTCGTGCCCACACCGGTCGCAGCGAATCGACGAATCGTGGCGGTCCTCAGATGTGCCCAGCGGCGACACGTACTGGCCGCCGCAACCGACATGGCAGCGCACTCCGGTGCGCACTCGACGAACCGACCGTCCGGAGATCCTGCGCATGGCGCGCAAGTGGTCCCGAAGGTCATCCTGCACGGCGAGCGAGAGCAGCCCGTTCTCGCTGTAGTCGACGGTCGCAAAGTGCTCGGAGTGGTGAGCTGCGAGGCGCAGACGTGCGGGCGTCGTGGTGCTCGGTGCAGCGACGTCGAGTTCGTCAGCCAGGACGTGAGCGAGGAACTCGGCCCAGTCGTCGATCGCGGTGACCGCGCGCTGCACCTCGTCGTCGTCGAGAATCTCCTGCATCCCGGGCGGCACGCGCGATCCGGGCGCGGTGCGCATGAGTCGATCCATGCTGGCGTTCGTCAGGTCGAGCGCGATGACCTCCTCGTAGCGCAGAGCCAGGTCGAGCAGGTCGTCTCGCAGATCCAGCGCCGATCGGTCGCTCACGGCTTCGGCTCCCATGGTCGCATCGGGCATCGCCCCTCGTGGTCGTGGTTGATGCTCGGGATGACGCTCCGATGCCCGCATCCCCACTTGCACACGTACTGCCAGTTCTGGTTGATCGTCTGCTCGCTCACGCCGCGCCCTCCTGAGCCAGTCCGAACCCGCCCGTGTCCATCCATGCCAGACCGCCCACGTTCGGCGCTCCTTGCCCCCGTTCTGTCACGATCCCGGGCCTCTCAGCGGTCACCGTCCACGCGATGTGCAGCGGATCGATGTACAGCTCGCACGCGTCCCACGCTTCGAGGGCCGACACGGTCACCGTGAACACGACCACGCCGTGGATCTGATCGACAGCCACGAGCACCGGGACGTGGAAGTGATCCCGCAGCGCGGCCCACAGGACGCCCATGAGCCCGTCGTGCATCGGGAAGTCTGTGAGGGTGATGGTCGTCACGACTGGTCCCGGATGTGCGCCACGACAGCCTCGGCCTGGTGACGGGCGCGCTCGACGACCGACGCGTCTGCTGAGGTCCTGATGTAGGTGACCGACGCGATCCCATGCCAGCCGCATGAGCACGCGGAGACACGCATGGGACCCATCTCGGTGAGCCCGACGGCGCGCGCCCACCGAACCGACGTCACGTGCTCTGCCAGCACCCCGGCGATCCCGTCCACGTCCGCGAGGGCGTCAATCGCGGCGGTGGCGAGCGGACCATAGATGAACGCCATCACGTCGTCGCTTCCGCTGATCGGCTCATCGTCCGAAGCCGCCAGCGCCCGTGCGACCTTCTCCAGGTTGCTCACGACGTCGCCTCCCCATCCACGACGGTCCATGTGGTGACCCCGCGGTGCATGAGCCTCCGCTCACGAGGGAAGCGCCCGACCTCGTGACGGGCATAAGCCTCGGACCCTGTGCTCACGGCGAATGACGGATCGAGGTCACCCAGATCCCAGCCCCACTCCTCCCGCGTGACCCGCAGACCAGCGGCGGGGACGTCCGGGCGGTCATGCTCAGCGAGATACGCCAGGACGGCGTTGACGATCGGTGGCACGTCGTGAACCTCGTCGAGAGGCTCCTCCCATGCGTCCGTCACGTCGCGAATCACCCGCGTCATCTCGATCCGGTCGGCGGTCATCGTGACACGTCGGGCGTGACGTGGAGCCGGAATTCATCGGCGAAGTCGGGTCGCTGGTCGGCATCCCACCGAGCGCGGTCGATCTGCTGGCGGATGTTCTCCGGCCGGTCGCGGTGAGCCTCGACAAACTCACACACTTCCTCCGCGTTCATGGGTGCGCCGCCGAGGGCCTCTTCCTGCCACTCCTCGAATTCGGCAACGTCGATCTCGACCTCAACGTCGGCGAACTCGGTCCGGATGCGCTCGATGGTGAGATGGACGGTCTTCGTGCTCATGCTTGGTCGTCTCCTCGGTGGGTGGGCTGGACTCCGGCGCGGATCTCCCGGATGCGTTCGGGCGGCACGTGTTGGCGGATGAGCGCGGCCTCCTGCGTGGTGCGTTCGAGTGCTTCGGACCGGCATGCGCCGCAGTTGTGCGCCGGGTAGGACGTGTGGCCCGGTTGAGGGCAGCGGGTGTAGTGGATCGGCTCGGGTGCGTCTTTCGACGTCGCCCACCACGGGCCGGCCTCGGACAGTCGCTTCGGGGTGTGCGTGGCCGGGTCGGTGGCGATGTACGCCATGGCGACGGCGAGGTCCCTGTATGCGCGGTGGGCGTGCTCGTTGACGAGGAGCGTGAGGACGGATCGCGGGTTCCAGTCGGGGCGGAGTGCGCCGGCCATCTGTGCGATGCGCTCGAGCTCGGTCTTGGATGCCATCAGGCCGTGCCTCCAAGCCCAAACGTCGCAGTCGCACGCGTTACGTAGGTGACGGTTTGGACTTGGTGAGCTAGATGAAGTTCTCCCTTCCCTTCCCTTCCCTTCCATTCCCTTCCATTCCCCCAGTGAACGGGGCACGCCTCGTGGGGTGAGTGATTCACTGAACGGTTCACTGAGTGATTCACTGAATCGCTCCGTCCTCGAACAGTGCGTCGGGTGGTGGG